GGATATAGGTAGATACTAAAAGCATCAAATTCGTCATTACTTAAACCAACTCTATATGAAAATCTTGATACCTCTAAAAATGCTCGTTGCAACGTCTTAAACGGACGCAAGGCTGAGTTACCTCTGTTATCAAAAGCATCCGATGCATCAAAGTCGTCGGGGTTGACGTATATGATACGACCAGTCCTCGACGTGATGATATTTTTAAGACGTGTTAATGCCATTTAAGGAATTCCTACGGAAATATTTAGTTAGGGTGCAGCACCACCACCACCTTCTGATGCCACCTTGGTCATATTGACCACTGTAAAGTCATCCGACGGAGATTCAAACCCTGTAACAACATAACTTAAGTCGCCTGCTGATGAGTAGACTGTTAAGTTTTGCCCAGGACCTACAATGATTGCACTATTTTTGTCAGTTGCATTTGCTCCAACTGCTTTGTCATAAAATACATAATCTTCAGTATTGTAAATTGCTGCTACATCTGTATTGACACCTGTGCTAATAGAAGCGACATTAAATGTCAACGCTGCCCCACCACCAGACCCAAGTAATGAGTCGTTAACTGTGATAGTGTTTCCAACCGCATGACCTTTACCACCATCAACAACAGTTACTGTTGCTGCTCCACTACCATCCACAACTATGGAGTAAGTATCTCCTGTGCCACTACCTGTAGTGCCTGATGGGGCTGATATAGTGTATGTGCCTGCAGTCCTGCTTCCATCAGCAGCACCAATAGTGCCAACTGTTAGAATTTTACCATCCACAACCTCTCCAATTGTACGGTCACCATTATTTAATGTTGGTGTATCATAGAATTGTGTACTAGCAGTAAAGGCTGGTGACCCTTCACCCAATGTAATCTTTAGATGAGCGTTAACTGTGTCATATGACTGCACATAACCGAAGGGACCTGGTGTTACACCAGCAGCAAGAATTGTATATGTGACGCTATTAACAGTGAATGTGTCACCAGCTATTAATGTTTCTCCTTTTACATCATAGATGTAAATCTCTTCAAACTGAGGGTCTTCATCAACTGCAAGTGAGAAACCTACACCAGTTGTGCTACCCGCAGGACTTCCATCTGCATATGCAAATATGTTAATTTCAGTTGATGATGTTACTAGGATTGAAGTATATGCTCCACTTGTGCCTGCAGTACCTACTTTACTAACCCCTGCAGTATATTCAGTACCTGGGGTTGGGTCTGCGTTAGGACCTTCAAGGTCATCTGCAGAGAATTTAAGTGGGTAGTTATTACAACTAGAGTCACTTAAATCAAACTTATATGTCCTATCAACTCTAAGGGATACTGTAGTCAACTGAGTGTGTCCACTACCCTGTGTCTCAGAAATAAGATACTTAGTATTAATAACTGCGTCAGATGCAGTAGAGAATCCTAATGTTGCTGATGCGTTTGATGTGCCACCAGAAATATTCTCACCCTCAGTATAGTAGTTGGCAAGGTATACACCATTATCTGTTAACAATGTGACTGTTGCACCATTATTATGGTCAACGTCTCCTGTGCCATACTGTCCTCTTTCAACAGTTATATCGTTTCCTGCTACGTCCGTGATGTTTAATAATTCATTGTCAATTAACATCTTACTACCAGAAACGAATCCAGTAGAGTCTGCAACTGTAAGTGTTTGGTCACCTGATGCAAAAGTTGCACCCTCATCAACAGTTGTTACAGTAGCAGATGCACTCCAAGCATTACATGCCCTTCCTGCAGGAATTACAAGAGGAGTTGTGCCAAGAGCACCACGAGTGACAGTTAATACATTAGTTGTTGTATTAATTCCGCTAGAGTTAATACTAACCACTTCCGTAGCCGCAGGAGACCCATCTGTATTTTGGGCAATACCCAACGTAAGATACATACCGTCAGCAAGACCAGTATTCCTAGAAATATTAAATGTTGTTGCTCCAGTAGTAACATCTGTAAATTGTAATGCTAATTCAGTATCTTCTCCTCCACGATAGACAGTAGTAAAACCTGATGTTGCTCCTGTAACTGTCTCACCACCACTGAAAGTACCTGCTTGACTATTAGCAGCTAACTGTGTCTGTGATATAGGTGCAACTATAGTGTAATATGTAACGTCTGATGTTGGTTTGAATACGTCAAGAATCGATGCTGTCGCATTGTTTGTTGATGTAAAAGTTGTACCTGGAATCGCTGAAGCGAATTGAAATCCTGGCTGTGTCTTAATTTTATATGCAGTAATTGGATTACCTTTAGTAAATTTTAAAGGTGATGCTGCTGCACCTGTTGATGACTGTGTGCCACTCATGTGCAACACTTGGTCATAATCTCTCAATGCTGTCCGATATGTCGCACCACTTCCTGACTGATTACACACATTTAATACTGTGCTACCAGTTACTGTAGTAGGGCATCTATATACCGTTGTGTTTGTAGTCGCCCCTGGTTTTGCAGCGGCTAGTCTTCCTGCTGTCATTTACTTACCATCCGCTTTGGAAAAATGATTGTAATCGAATTTGACCACCCAATACAGGGGCAGCCAGTGCACCACCGAAACTGATTGCCACATCACTAATGTTATTAGTTGAAAGCAACGTTGCGTCAGCGTCTGGGAATTGAATAGTGCGAGCACCAGTCAAGTTAGAAGCGTCAATGGTCATCTCTCCATTAACGTCGTCTGGGTTATTTATCTTAGTCAACTCTAAGGTTTTATTCTTAAGAGTTTGAGTTTTTAACTCGGTAACTAAGACGTTTGTAGCACCCGCATTATTTAATGGGGCGGTAACCGTATTATTTGGGAAACCAAAAGCATATGTCTGGTTGTCTTCTATATTAGACAGGTCGAATTGTATCTTTCTACCTTCACCATCATTTACGTCTGTGTCACAAAAAACTGCTCCCTTAAACAGTTTATTCTCTATTGTTTGGGATGATGCTTCACCAACTACCTTAATATTAAGGTCAGGAAATGTTACTGTCCTGTTTAAAGTTAGTAAAGAAGAGTCAAAGATAACATAACGTGTTGGGCTATTCTGCTCATCACTTGATGGAGTATTCGAGAATGTGGGGTTAACCATATTCTTATTGAATACATTTTGCTCTGTAACGTCATCCAATATAGTTGATTGTGTTACAGCAGCACCAAAATCAGGTAGTCTATAGGTATGTAACCCAGGTGACTCCCATGCGTCACACTCTAACTTAGCAATTTTATCTGTAGATGTAGAACCTGTTATCTGTAATTCACCATCTTTGACTATAATTGTCTTGTTAGTAATAGTCTGGAATGTATCGTTTGCTAATAGCGTTGTGCTAGTATTTGTCCCTACGTTTGGTAGGTCAAAACGACGTGTGCCTGACTGTGTAGATATAGTATCTACGTTAAAGTGTGCTCTCTTAGCAGGGTTTTGGTCACCTCCTAAGAAAAACTGTGCGTCAGTCTGTATAATAGGACCGTTCACAGTGAAGAATCCACTACCTTGCGGAGTGAATTCAATGCTTGATGTTGCAGAGGCAGTATCTACAGCTCTGACAACTAGGGTTGAAGACCCATCTGTATTTGTTCTGCGAGTGTTATAATACGCTGCTGAGCCGAAAGTGAGACCAATCTCATTAACAGCACTCTGATATATACCCGAATCCCTGTCCAAATCAAAGGCTAACCCAGGCGCAGTCTGCGATCCTGCTGATAAACCTCTGAAAAGTTGATTAACTTTTGCTTTACGGTTTGGAATCAGAGGGTCTGATATAACAATAGGCAGAATAGCTTCACCAGTTACGAGTGCGTCTGCGATTGTATCTAACTGGGATATTCTTTTAGTTGCCACTGAAATTCAACACTACTTTGCTACTTTTTTATTTATAACCGTTCCAGAGTCTATTTACTGTTTTGAGAATGATAGACTACATCTAGGTCCTATAATGGATGGATTATGATAAACTTCCTTAGGAATATGTATGCCATCCCCAGGTTTTAGTAGCACTTCTGTGCCATCATCAAACCCATATTTAACTATGCCCAATACATTAACAATGAATACGTCCATTGTATCATTATGTCTGCCAAGTGTTTTACTCTTAGCAAATGAAACATAGGTATGGACTCTATGATAATCAAAATTATCTGCAACTTTGTCTATGATAGGTTTAAATATAGGTGAATACATTTGTCCTTCACAAACTATGGTAGGTATGAATCCCTCTTGAGGGTCGTCACAATAACCCCACTCACCCCTTAATATATCACAGTTAACCTTACCAATGACATCATTCCATGTCACACCCGAGAAGTAACACTCGTCAATCCAATTTTTAAAGTGCTTTACCGAAGGTTGCTGCATAGTCTGCGTCAAATAGTTGTAAACCTTTCTCGGTCAATACGTGATTATACATCTTATCAAAGATAGATGGTGGCATTGTAACAATGTCTGCACCATAGGTGAAGCATTCAGCAACGCTATGCACATCACGGAGTGATGCGGCTAAGACTTGTGTTGATTCCACATTTTGTGTGCAGAATGTAGCAGTAATCTCTTTAATTAAATCTAACCCATTAAATGAGTTATCATTCACTCTTCCAACGAAAGGACTAATATATGTTGCACCTGACTTGTGTGACAATATAGATTGTGCTAGTGAGAATACGAGAGTAACATTAACTCTTGCTCCCTCATCTGATAGAGCTCGACATGCGGCTAGACCATCTACTGTGCAGGGCACTTTAATTGTTGCTTGACGATTACCAAACTTTTTAATCAGTCTCCTACCTTCACCAATCATAGTATTTTCATCACCTACGACTTCCATACTAATGTCTGGGATACCAATATCAATCAACTCCTGATAAACATCTTCTGGATTTCTACCAGATTTGTATATAAGAGTTGGGTTTGTTGTGACTCCATCAATCATACCTGTAGAGTAATACTTACGTATCTCATCAGTGATTGCAGAATCAAGAAATAATTTCATAATAGTTTAGGTGCAATATTTTTTATCCAGAAATTGCAGGATAATGTTTTTCTTACGTTGTCATGTTTATGAGGTGATACCCCATGTAACATGTGGCCAGGAAAAAATATAATATCTCCTGCCTCGATTTTTGGTATGTGGGATTGCTCAGTGTTACCCAAAACATATCTCCATGTTGTAGATAAGTCTACATGTCTATCTAGGAAGTAGAATTGTGAATACCCCTCCAAATATTCGGGAAAGAAAACACCAACAACATCACAATCATTATGGTCATGTGGCTCTTGATGGTCTCCCCTATTATAATGACTTACCCAAGGTCTATTCATAGACATCATCATCTTTTGGTCGACTTCTATACAGAATTGATTGATACTAGGTTGAAGCATCGGGAGTATGTCTTCTGTTATCTGTGTCATGTTAACTGAGCATAGACCTCCCCAAGGTACAGGGTCGCCACTCTTTTGTTTCATCACATATTCTGTCAACTCTTCTTTATTTGGTGCTTGAAACTTCCAATAGAAAGCTTGACTAAAAATGTTAGTCAGGGATGTTTTCATAATTTTCAGTCATATACTCCATATCAAATATTAGAGGATGACACTCCTCCATTATAAGGTATTCACTCCAATGATACAAGTCAATGTCAGTATACTCTAGCGAGAATACATCTGCCTCTACCATAACCTCAGGCATTTCTTGCACTGGTTTTGGTAACTCTTCAAATGTAAATGGAATACCATTAACAAACCACATCATTACTATTACCTTTACTGTTTCCTCAGGTTTCTGAGTATACAATGTAAGCCAACAATAATTATTTGTAATTTGTGCTTTTACCATTAACTTAGAGTAATGTTTGCTGTAAATGTAATCCTATCATTGCTTGGGTTTGAATCAAATCCATGTGTAACATTAGATGGGTAGATAATGACATCTCCCTCTTCCATATTAAAGGTTGCTTCTGTCAGATTAAATGCAGTAGGGTCTTTAGTATCTAGTTGTAGTATTGGATAATGATTTGATGCAACATTCTTTCTCCACTTGATAAATGCATGTTGCTCATGATTATAGTTGACCAAATAAGTGAGTGAGTAAACACAATTAGAATGCTCATGAGGTGCATAGATTGCTCCTTCAGCAGCTAATTCTAAATATGATTCACTTATTGCTAAGTTAGTTTTATAGTTGAAAGATTTATCATTATGCTGTCTAACTGCATCCATGATAACCTTACCTAACTCCTGATTTTCATTTACCAGTTTATTAGTTTCACCTATTTGTGAAATGCCATGACATATTGATTCTCTCCCATGTTTTTCTAGTATATCCTCCTTGCCTATCCACTCAAATATGCTTTTCTTAATTGCTTCGTGGTTAGTGAGTTTAATACGAGTAATAGGTATGGGGAAGAAACCATACGTTTCTGCTTGGACTATATCATTTAAGTCATCACTAAGATTTTCCATTAAAAGTCCTGTGTCATTTGTCCTAGAGATTCAGATACAAATGCCTGTGTCCCTGCAGGGTCAGGCACAAATTCCTCTGGTTGAGGAATATTTATCTCGGGTGGAGCTTGTGCTACTGATGTAATGATAGCAACTTTATCTCCTGTGTTTATCTTAACTGTATGTCCTTTTGCTACAAGTGACATAATGAAATCAAAGTTTGCTTTAAACTCTGCAACTTCTACGCTGATTATATTCATAAGTATGTGATTAAATCTTCGGGTAGTTCGTTAAATGAAGTAAGAGTTTCCATGAAACCCTCACACCCATCATTGTCAAACTTCCAAGTAACGACTTCTTCGTAGCCCTCAGTATCGAGAATCTTCACGCTACGCTTGGGTATATTTACCCAGATGTGCTCCAAATAGGTTACTGTATTGTTGAGCTCATCAAAGCTTTCAATCATAGTAAGAGAGGTAACTCCCCCTAGTATACCCTAGTTTAGCAATAATGGCAAGCCATAGACCTGATGAGGTCCGAAACCGCAACCAGTTGCCATGTATCCTGCACCTACAGAGTATGATGCCATACCTGTCACCACCTGATTCATGATGTTTCCTGCGGTCACAAATTCAGTGATGACCCCAGTAGGAGCAGCGATGAATGTGTTATGGACACCTGACACAGACCCTGCTATGATGTCATTCATAGAACCTGGGATGGTAGTTGACACTGCGATACGAGTATGTGTAGGTGGTGAAACTGATGGGAATGGTAAGTCAGTTACAACATCCACGATTGACCCCTTAACCAAACTAAACTGTCCAGTTAATGCTGCGAATGGATTGAATAAGGCAACAAATTCAAATCTTCCTGCATTTAAGAAGGATGTAATCCAGTTTGCTTCGTTAGTTATCTCACCGTCTGCAACGTTTTCAATAGTATTTGCTTCTGTCCTGACTGTCTGTGCATTTAAGTTGATACCTTCAACAGCAGTAATCTTAACTTTAGACCCCTGTATCTTTACCTCACCTGTATATGCAATCTCATGGTCTCCCTCTTTTCTTGATGCAGACTTCTGCTCATTGTCATCTAACAACTCACCTTTAAGTTGAGGACCATATGGTGTCCTGCCCCACTCGTCAGCGTCAGGGTGGAATGGTATCTCATCTACAGGATAGAATCCACCAATATTATTTCTCTTTAAGTATTGATATCTCTTATCTGCGGGTTTTTTAAATACTTTATTATAGTTTAGGTAGTTACCACCAGACCCTGATGGTACATTTGGAGTGTCAATCATACTATCTAACTCTGCGTCACCCTCAGGGTCATCACTACCCAAGTTAGATAATGCTTCTGGATTCTTTTTAAATGTCTCGGACTGTGTAGCACTACCTGTTACGTTAGTATCAACTGTTTTAAGACTATCACCTACAGTTGTACCATCTGGAGAATCAGATGACCCTGATGATTCTGCTTGAGGACCATTAGAATCATGCTCATTTTTTGCACCAGTTACTTCTTCATGATAGTTACCCATCACTTTTAGATAGAAGTCACCCTCCACAGTCAATACATAATTACCTTTTATAGTTTCTGCCTTATCCTTACCAATAATTTTTGTCTCGTTGTTAGGGACATTCTTATGTTGGTTACCATATGCATCCTCAAATAGAGATACACCCCCAGGTCCTGACATGATAGACTTTACTTTTCCTGGGTTAGAGTCATGGATAACCTTAGACCCATCTAAGAAGGTTTGCACATTTACTAACTCAGTATCTAACCCTTGAAATAAATTATCAATATAACTTACACCTTTCCCTGCAATTACAGCACCTTCATAAAGACTGTTAAGGTCACCACATTTATATGGTGTGCCTTCTACTGCATCTTGTACATTATCACACGACGTCGTACCTATCAAAGGATACCACCTCTGTTGTTTTGGTCGTTTAATTTTCCTACCACAATCTTTTTTAAAGAGTGTGCCGAGAAGCATCTTAATGATTGATATTAAACTACCCCAGTCTAACTTAGTGAAGTCAACTTCAAAGATTTTACTAACAGTTGCACCAAGAGCACGTGCTGCCCCTGCTGCTTTCTTTGCTATAGAGATTGCTGATATAACATCACCCGCAACACCTTTGATTCTCTCCATTGCTGAGGTGATACCATTTAATATACGACATGTAACTGCCTTAACTGCTTTACTAATGAATTCATTAATTTTTTCAATAACCTTATTAATTGCGAACGCAGCCATCTGATTGGCAAAATTCACCACATCATTCAGTGCCGACTGCACCAGTCCTAACCACATTGGTGTCTTAGCACAGAATATAGCAAATATCTCTTCAACTAAACTAAGAATAGCACTGATAACACCTAGAGGAATAAACTTAGATACAATTTTAACTAAAGCATTAATAACTTCTGCAATAATTTTTGCTAACAATTCTTTTAATGGTGCAAGAATACCTGCGATACCACTTGATAAGAAGTTAGTAATTCTTCCTAGATGCTCTTTAATTTTATCTCCTGCAATTTTATGTCCAGTGGCAAGAGAAACCATACCATTTTTAGTATGTGCTATTGATGCTGACATCTGTCCTAACTCTGTCAACATACGAGTAACATCTACTTCAAATCCTGACCCACCAGGTCCTCCAACACCATCTGCGATAGAGTTTGCATTTACAGGAGGTTTGATAGGATTGGTAATCGCATTTCCTGGGAGTAATTGCTCTGCAGATGATAGACCACCACGTGATTCTTCTATACTACCAGCTTCATTTGATGGAGTAGATGACTGGACTTTAACGAATGGGTTACCTTCATTCCTTTCTTTACCAGCCATATCTTTCTTCAAGATTGTACTGGTGTCTAGTTGTTGTGCTTCTTTACCGTCCGCAATAGTAGTCTTCTTACCGCTTTCCTTCTGTTGAAATCCTCTGAATGCTCCTAATACACAAGGTAACTGTGCTTCATCACCATCTAGAAAGAATCCTAATACCCATGCACCTGGCTGCAATTCGCAAGTTGTACCTACGTTTTTAGTCTGTGCTTTATCAGTAGGTAGTAAAACGCTTGCCCAAGGTAATGATGCTGTAGGGACTTCTTTAATATATGTTTCTTTATCGTGACTTCCTGTATACCAACCGAGAATCCTGACCTTGACACGACCAAGTTTCGATGGGTCGGTGTTGCTTTCAACTTCACCTACCCACCAAGTGTATCCATCTCTTCCCAGAAAGTCCGACCTAGTTCTCATTTTATTGATGTTTTAGTTATTTATAGCTACAAATTGAAACTCACCTTCTTCTTTTGGTTTGCCCCATGCTTGCTCATTTGTTTCTAGATTGTATCCAACGTCTTGAGACCTGTAGTCAAATCCATTGAATCTAACAGTAGATACCATTTTATGTCCTCTAACTGTGCAATCTTCTAGCGTAGTGCCAGACCACCAACCAGTTTCTTTATTCCATTTCCAATAGAAAGGACATGAATCTGTGTTGTGCATTAAATTGAAGATATCTGTTTTCACATAATCTTCTGCCATACCAGTTACCCTATAGCGTAACCAGTTATAAGGATTCTCTTCACCCTTATACTTATACCAAGACTTAGATTCAAAGATTCCACTACCAGTTTTCCAGACTTTAATATCAACCTGTGGCCACTTGGCAGGGTTTGACATTGCCTGACGTTGATTTCGGTAATGACCTTGAATTAAGTTTTCCCAGTTATTCATCATTGGTATCTCTCCAAGTCACATTCAACTAAAATTTCACCCGCATGCTCTTTTTCATGCGGCTCACCTATCTTATCTAAAATTTGCTTTGGAATCTTTTTCAAAGCGATATCATATGGTATAGGTGCATTCTTTAGACACACCCTGATACATTCCATTTCCTCATCATTGAAGATATGGTTATGTAATTCAGAGTGTTTAAGACATTTCGTCATTCTCGCGTTTTAGTTTAGCATAAAGTAGTGCCTGTGTCCAGCTCTTAGGACCTTTCTCAAGCAATTCATCCTTCCATTTTGATGGAGGATTTTTTAGTTTGTTTGTCCTTTTACGATGTGCCATTAGTCGTCATACACTAAACATTCAGGTTCTTCTGGATGTTGGTCACACCAGATTTCAAGTGCATTAGGGTCATGATGGTCTCCTGCTGCAATTTCCTCTTTGTGATGCTCTGCGTATTCTTCTAATTCGTGCAATTCTACCTTAGCATGTCTGCGTGCTGCAGGATTTGCTAGTGGGTCGTCCACGATGTCTTTGTCTTTTTGGATGTGTTGTTCTATTGATTCCATATTAGTTACCTTTAATAAGTTTCTTTCATAACTGAATCCCGAGTCAAGACTAACTTAGTAGTTAGACCTTCTGCTTTGAAAACATGCTCTACACCAGAAATTAAATACTTTCCACTGTATCTTAGGTCTTCTTTAACAGACCTATTCTTTTCTTGCGATGCGGGTATTCTAACCTTAATGAGTGACCCTGCTGTTAAGGCAGAGTTTCCAGGTACAACTATAGTTAGTTGTATTGCCTGTAATAGATTATAGCGTGCTGCAGCATATTCCGCAACTGCCATTGTGTCGGTATCAGAATCTGTGCCATTATCGGGGTCATCCTTAGTGGCTTGATTCTTCATCCCAGGCAATGCCCTGTATTTAATCCTAGTAGCACCTTTGAATGATGCTAGGTCAGGAGGTAAATCAAAAGGTTTTCTTTTATGTATAGTGTCTGCCTTTCCAAAAACTTGGTTAAAAGTTATTTCTTTAGGACTATGAATAGTCCCTGCAGGAGAGGTTTTATCACTGCCACCAGAGTCAGTAGCATTTGAATTTGTAGGACGAGGCAAAGAAATACTTAAACCTGTGGTTTTAAACGTCCCCATTCTCATGTTTCTGAGGTGGTTTGCTCTGTCAGGGTACGATATACTTTCTATAATATATGCACCATTAGCTGGTGGGTCAGCACCCTGCTGCTGATATGTGTATTCAAATATATCTTCTTCTTTTGGTATACCTTCTCCCTTACACAATCCGTCTAATGATTTAAAATTAAAACCATATCTATTTTCCCAGAATAGAAATCCAGATTGTTTCTTAGATGCTTTACCTGACCCCTTACCATCAACACGTGTGACTTTATCTGACATGTAAGCGATTGCTTCTACTGGTCTCCAATTTGTTGATATGAATGATATCTTTGAATGAGTTTCAAAGTTTCTATCTCTAGTTTTCTCGTTAGATGCTTTAAGATATTCTTTGCAGATATGTTTAGGAATATTATCTACATCCTTTCCTGCAGGTCCGAATGGTTTGAATACTTTATTCATCTCATTTGGATATGATTCTGGAGTTGTGCAGTGAAGAATATACATCTGACCACGCTCTTGTTTGATTAAACTACCAATTTTAAAAACTCTAAGTGCTGTCTTTAAATGCTTGTTACCACTGCTATTGGTAACTAAATCAATGTTTATCATTTCTCCACCTATCAATAGTTTATTGAAATCGATAGCATCAAGGATTGTGAAATCACACCTTATAAAGGGAGAATCTATTGATTCTGTGTAAGCAAAATCAATTACAATATCTCGTATGTCGTACTTATCTCCTTCGATGGTTACTAACTCCATCTTTTTAAGTTGATATAGTCGGGATTTTCTATCTGCCATTACATTAAGTCTGCCATGTCTCCATTAAATTCAGAAACTAATCCAAATCTAGTTATTAGATATGGGTCAGCATCACGCTCTTCATTAGTTACGATAGGAACATCAAATGAGCTTCCACCTCCACCGCCTGTAACTATCGGGTCAGCAGTTTGAGGAGGTGCTTGAATTACTTTAGACTCAGCTGCTTTCATTTTCTTATCAACCATATTGAGTTTTGCTTGGTTTATTAAACTACCTACATTTTCTTTTATTCCTATTGCTTTATTATATAAGAATTTTGCTGCTTTTTTCTGAGTTTCAAATCCACCCGCAAATGTCATACCCTTAATCAACTCTAAATTTCTCATCATCCTTCTTTCTCTAGTTGCTTTTGCTGCATCACTAGACGCTAGGATTCTATCAAGTTTTCTTGAGTCTATATTAATAGGTTTCTTATTAATAATATCATCTATTGTTGCACCATCTGGTAACTGGTTTTCTATCTGTTTCCTATGTAAGTAAAGATGATTGACGTCAATAGCATACTGCACTTTTTCTTTGCTCTTTGATGATACACCGTCCTCACCCATTTTTACTGTAATGTCTGTGTGTCCACCAACTAACTGGTCTGGCTCTACCATACCACCATCTGCTTTCTTCGGTAATGTATATCCACCCGCCATTGCTTCACGAAATCTTCGTGATGTTAGTCCACTATCTTTTTTAGTTGCAGGAGTGTTAAATGGCACGACAAATGCACCACCTGATGACATCTTTGCACCAACCCACTCAGTGCCATGACCAATGAATGCTGTTGTCTTACCATCTAATGATACAGGATATCCAGACATAGGACCATTTATCCATCCACCTTTTGCTTTACCTGTAAATTCACGACTTGCTGAAGTCTGAATTCCATCACCATATTCTAGAGTAGCATTATATGCTTTTTCAAGTTTTAGAAGTTTCTTATCATATTGGGATGGGTCAAACGTACCACCTCGTGCTTCTGTTATCCTTTTATCATTCCTTTTTTTCTTTTCTATTAACGCTATCTGACTCTCATAATTATGCTGATTAGCTGCTACAATGTCAATACCTTTACCTTGAGTGCCATCAACAACTTCCTGTAATCCTGTTTCTGGGTTTCCTTTTCTCGTGTATGACATCGAATCACTAATTGATGGTTTCGTTGTTTTTGTTGTTTCTTCTTTTTGTTTATTGGGTGAAAAGAATTTCAATACTGCTGTCAGTGCTTTTAAACCTAAGAATAAAGGTGAGAATAATGTATTAACACCAATTCCTATGATTTTAGTAATCATTGGCATATGTGGCTCAATGAAATCTAAGATTCCATTCATAGCACCACCAAGTGCTTCAAAGAATCCAGCTAGACTATCTTTTATAGGAGCCATTATATCATTAAATGCCTTACCTATCATATTAAAATATCTTCCTATAGGCTCAGTCAGAGGTTTTAACATCTTACCAATACCTCCACCTACCTTTCCACCAAGAGCACCTCCTGCTGCTCCCAGTAACATTCCTCCTACAGGACCACCAATAGCATTACCTAACATAGCACCACCAGTTGCTCCGAGTCCTGCACCTGTTGTTGCTCCTAGTGTTTCTGGGTCTAAACCTTCACCAGACATCATTGACCCTATGATTCCTACACCTAAACCAAGCCCTGCACCAAGTCCTAACTTTGCAAACTTATTACGATGAAACATACGCAACATGTCCATCTTCTTGCCTGCCTTAAACATTCCAGATATTGATTTACCTAAAGCTCCTATTACCCATGCAAAAGCACGGACTGTGCCTACTGGATTCTTAAGGAATGCTAATGATACAAATAATGGTGCTGCTGATGCAAGAAATTGTAGTGACCCAATTAATCCTTTCAGACTAACAGGATTCTCTAAAAACTTAATCAATCCATCCATTGCAGACCCTGCTAGGAATGATGACATCTGTAACAGGAATTTACCAACGCTGTTTAAAGTTTTAGCGAGTCTTTGTATAGAGTCTGGATTCTTAGCTAACCAAGTTAACGCAGCAAATCCTGCTGTTGCTTTGAATAAAAATCCTGAGAATCTTACTAGACCTGAGAATAATCCACCAAATGATTTTTTAGTATTCTCTCCAAATTGTTTTCTTATCTTTTTAAATAAGGATGGTTGTCCTATCTCTGAAGCATTCTCTGCTTCATTTCTTTTCTCTAACTGACGTCTCCTTTGCTCATCCTTTATCTTAGTCTTTTCTCTCGTTTTATCGTCTACAATTCCTTTCTCTTGAATTTTTATAAGTTTGTCTGCACTCTTTATTTGCTTAGCAACTGACAATCTCATAGATGATGTCATACTCTGCACACCTAGAGCAATACCATTGACAGATGCACCTAAAGAGTTTATACCACTTATAACAGCAGACATTCCCTTCCCGAAGTCTTCCTTCATGAATGCCAACTCTTTTGTAGTTGACATGCCCTTATATTTCTCACCACTCTTCATCCCCTTATAAGACACCATCTTATAAAGGGTTGCTTTAGATACTTTTGTAGTGGGTTTGTCTGCCATTTACGTAAACTCTGTTAGCATAGGACCTTTACCATTCTTGTATACAATGTTAGGTACTGCTCCACCTACGTTATTTATGACTGGTTGGGTAATAGTTTGAGTAAGTACTACCACATCACGAGCCATCTCTTCATCTGCATCCCTTTGTGCCTTTTGTTGGAATGTAGTATCAGTTAGATTCATCTGTGTATCTTTTGCATCAGTTGGTTTGATACCAGATAAGTCCTTAATTTTATTAGAAACTTTATCCTTAAAATTTACAAAACCATTGAAAACTGTCATTGCAGCTTTATCTGATAACGATAAATCGTTTTCTTCATATTTTGGTTTAGTAATTTCCTTTATACCTCTAGGTGCTTTCCACATCCATATATCATTCTCTGGTGACTGGTCTTGGAATACATCTTTCTTCATGAGATATGATTTACCCACACCTTCAGTCTTACTGTCCTGTGAATTTTTCTTTATCCAGTTACCACCTTTACCTAACTGTCCAAATGGGTCATGCACTATCCATCCAAGAGGTGAATATCCTGTCAACATAGCCCAATGACCACTACCTGTATACTTCATTCCAAGAGGTACTGGATATCCATCATCTATTTCTTTTTTCAAGTTATCATATCCCTGCACACCAGTCTGTAACTTACTTTCTATGCCATAATCTTTTAACGCTTTTTGTTGTGCAGACGCACTTGTAGATGACCCATACTTACTCCTTGTCTTATTATATTCTTTTGTAGATACATTATTACTTGTTAAGTAACTTGTCCACATTGCCATGACAGTAGAATAGCACTGCGTATCACCTTTACGACCAAGTGGGTCGTCATCATTTGCTCTCTGGTTGTAGTATGGGACTTTTAATATCTTTCCACCCTCTGCCATTTCCTGCTTTCTTTGAGCTGGATTATGTCCTGCAATACTAATCATTGTATCCATTAAGGATAGTAAACCACCCCCTGCCATTTCTGGTGGTTTTTCCTCTTTATCCTTACCAGTAAACACTCCAGCTGGATCCCACCATGCTTTCTTCTTCTTGCCATCCTTATTCTCAGGATTCATATTATCCAAATCAAAGGCATTAAGTGTTAAAGCATCAAGAAATCCTGCTGCCATACTCTTGGGATCCATCAATCGTTTAGCATTGTCAATAACAAATTTTACTGTTTCACCTATCGCTTTGAATCCCATGCTGAGGACAAATCCAGTGAAATCTCTTAATGGTTTTGTATGTTTAAATAACAGACTACCAAGACTACCTAGAATATTAAACACTTCACCAAGTACAGGTCCTAGATTATCAATAAAAGGTTTATATAATGCTTTCGCCATTTCAAAATACATACCAAATGCTCTTTTTATAGGCTCAAATATAGGTTGTGCTAACTTACCAAATGATTTTCCAACCCATTCACCTAAGAAACCACCGATAGCACTACCAATCATAGGTGCAAAAGGTCCTAAGAAAGGTGCAACTGCTGTTAATGCTGCAGCACCCGCTATACCTCCAACTGCCTGTCCTACACCCGCACCTATCGCAGACCCTGCTTCTTCACCTTGAGAAAGACCAGTAGCAATTCGTAATCCTCCACCAAGTACACTAAGAGCACCAGTTACTTTTGCAGGATTTCCTTTGACAAACTTGCCAATACCCTTAGTCATCTTACCTCGACCAATCCTAGCTCTCTGTTGCAGTTTTGATAACGGTCCTTTCTGTCCTTTATATTGTGCTTGAAATCTCTTATCAAATTGATTCCGATATAAATCGGACTTCATTCCTTTTCCTGCTTTGGAAGCACGTTTAGAGTCAGCTCTCTGAGCCGACTTCTGCATTGCCTTATATTCTTCTTTTGAGTATATAACTCCTGTCTTCTTATCTCTGTAACCACCAAGTCTTGCCTTCTGACTTGCTTTGATTTCCTCTGTGGTCATTGCAGTCCTATCCATCATATTATTGATACCTTTCATATCAGATATCAATTTCCATGGCATAACAAGATACTGTGCAGTCCTTAGTGCAGCGATACCACCAATTATCTGGAATACACCAAGAAATTTACGCATTCCTCTCTCAACAGCACCCTTGTCACTATAATCACCAAATACATTGGTAAGACCACTTAATACACCACCTACCCCAAGTTTTACAATATTAAATCCAAACTTACCTATAGCGAACACAAATCTTCCTAGTTTTGCAATCTGCTCAGGATTCTTTCCTATAAAATCTAATGCCCCAAATATAACAAACCACTTTATTATACTACCAATGGTTTTGTCCATGAAACCAAATAGTTTCTTTACTGGTTTGCCAATTCTACCTATTAACTTATCTGTTTTTGTCTTTGCATCCTTTACACCATCTTCTGCTGAGTCTTCTGCCTTCTGCCTTCTTCTAACACCAAACATTCTACGAAGACGTTTCTTATATGCCTCATAAAACTGATTCTTCTGTTTGGTCTCCTTCTTTACTATCTGTATCTGAGACAGTGTTTTATCTGATAAGTAATCAGCTTGGAATTTTAACATATTCCTTTGCTGATTTACATTTGACCCAATACCATCAGTAACAACACCTGTACGATTGATGCCCTTTCTAAGTTCATTAAAAGCAACCCCTATACCAGTTTTAGAGGAAAACTTATTAATAGTAACAAACTTCTTAAGTCTCATAAGGACATACGATTGTTTTCTGCTTTTTGTCTTGCTTCTTCATCTTTAATGAATTGCAGAAGTAAACTCACATAAACATCACGTTCCCATGGCATCATGTTCTCTAGCTCAGTGAGACTATACTTATGATGCTGCATCAATGCGAAATTAGTCTTGTAGTAATTCTCAAGACTGTCGTGCATTAATGCTACTCGAAAAAAGACGCTAACCCTTCTAACACTACTTCACTTTTGACTTTAGTCTTTGGATTATATACTTCAATGGTATGAGATAGTTTTGGCATGGTTTCAAAGAAACCTTGCACTTTAGCAAACTGCTCAGAATTCATGTTTTCTAGAAAATCTAGTGCTTCTTTGTGAGAAAATGAGTCATAAACCTCTTCATCATCATATACTTGGTCAATACATGATGCTGCCATTTCAAAAATGTCTTCAACAGATGGGTTTTCACTCATATTCTGTTGAATAAACGCATCCAGTGAAGGATACTTCATAACAATACCAAGTTTATCATCTAATTTGATTTTCTTGTCATGACCATCAGGAATTGAGACTTCAACTTCTTCTAGAGGGATTTCAACTGTTATCTGTGTTTCGTCATCATCAGGTGCAGTGATTTTAAATTCACTCAATTCACCAACTGCTTTTGCTCTGATACGGAGGAAAATGTATTCAATCTCAAAAGTAGCAAGTTTATCAACATTACTCTTTAGATTTGTGCAGTTTTTGATAATAGTTTTAACCGCTTTGACCATTTGCTTGTTGTCTTGCGACTCCATTGCTAGGTAAAGTAGTTTTTCCTCTTTCACAAGGAAAGGTCGGTATGTAACGTTTGTGCCTGTGACAGGCAACTTCATCTCATACTCAGGTATCGATAGTTTAGGTAAAGGCATAATTAATCATAACTATAATTTTATTTAGACACCCACTTGGGCGGAATCTTTCTGCTCTAAGACAAATCCTAGTTTTCCTGCAATATCATCCGTATTACTTACTGTTATATCGTTAAGTGTTTTTCCAAATTGTACAGTACGATTACCAACTTTGTCAAATCTATACCTTTCAAAGAAGAAGTTAACTTTAAGTAAGACTAAATCTGCAGGTCCGTTATTAAAATTCTGCTCAGACATATCATATGGGAATGCACCATATATCTGCCATACTGCAGATGAGCGATTTAATCTTGTTTTTGTGTTTTTATATGGTATGTTTGGAGCCTCATATACAATATTTGACCCATTCTCCCACTTTAATACTTGAATTGTAGATGTATATTCCTCATACAAACCTACTCTATTTTCTTGGTCTGATGCTGTAGTCTGCATCCATGTCTCAAAGAAGTCACGATGATATTGGTCTCTTGTTACTAAAAACTCTACCTGTAAATCACCAAATGCTGTGTTAGTAGCATATTTACGTGAAACACCAACATCTCTAACCTCACTGGTTGTAACTCTCCTACCAGGTACTGTTACACTACTTGCAAAGTAATTTATTGCATCATAGTGCTCCTGTGTTTGCCTTTGTGTCCCAAATACACTTTCTTTTAGAGCAACACTCGGTGGTATTGTCATCTGCAATGAGAATAGATTGGACTTTGATGGGGTTTTATACCCCGACATCACTTGGTCTTTAAATCTGACAAATGAATTAGCTGACATTAGACTCTACTCCATATAAAACTACTTGGGATTTCAACGATGCGACCCATGACATCCCTAACAAATTGCTCCACTGGTAATGGTATGAAGTTGGCAAGTTGCTCTTTTGGCACTATGTAAATATTTGTAGCTGTTGACATAAAGTATTTATGGTGGCAACGCTTAGGATATGCTTGTGTGCCTGATGACCATGAAGATGCCACTCCCTGCCTGACTGATGGACGTAAATAATGTAAATTTCCACCCGAAAACTGTCTCTTATTATAGTCTACGTCACTTACAAGTGTCATAGGATATGTATCATAGAAAGGTAAAAGTTCTGTCTGAGCAGCATATCTGTAGAATATAATATCACCTACTGCAAGAATACCACTCTGTGGTTCGAGTTTACTCACCAACTGTGCACGATACCAATCTTTTGACTTGGCTTGACCCCCTGTCGTGTCTTTTATGTCTGAGAATACAGTCATACCTTTAATTCAAATTCAGTGAGTATCTTAAATTGCATGCGACGGTCTTTACAATAATCGACTGCTGCTTTCCATTTTGCTTCATTTACAGCATATGTTTTGATTTCTGTTAGATATTTCTTTGTAACTTTGCGTTGTTTTTTGGGAGGTGACGTCTGCTTACTAGGCTTGACCTCAATAATAAACTTCTCCGTCCTCCCAGTTTTAGTTCTTGCTCTGACATAAAAGTCTGGGAAATAGCGATGAACCCTCCTATCAACAGGACTGATATAAGGTATGATAATTTCTTCACTCCCCCACTCCAATACGTTTTCGTTTTTATCACACCAGACCATAAACTTTCTTTCCCACAAACTCCTATAAATAATATTAGTCGGGTCACCTTTGTATTTGAATCTGTTGGTTGGTTTGTATTTCCCCGAATAAGACATAAATAATAAAATGGCAGTAGGAAATTGGTCTAACCCCGCTCAAGGCACTGTTACGAAAGACACTTTAGTGTTTCCTCGTAGCAAACCTTATGGTGCAAACGATAAAAGTGCTGCAAATTCCATTTCAAAAGATAAAATGAATGGAACTGAGGTAGTAGACTACCTTAAGATTACTATTTATGACCCCAAAGAAGGCAATAACAGTAGTTATAACTACTTAAAAAACAATAATGCAAATACTGATACGGTAAAGCAAAGTATATATCTATATTTGCCCAATAAGTTGAAAGAAGGATATCAAGCAAAATATAATGGTGTGAAGTTAGGACCTCTAGGTGGGGAAGCTGTAGCAGCAACCCAAGATGCTATTTCGGAAGGTGGATTACCAGATGACTTTGGTGATACAGTTAAAAACATGGCAAAATCTGGTGTTCCAATGGCAGGATTTAATCTTGGAGCTGGTGCAATCAATAAACTCCTTAAATTTGGTGGTGGTGGAGGAATAGATGGTCAAGGTCTCGCTGCATTAGCAACAGGTAAAGTATTCAACCCATATGAAGAAACTGTGTTTCAAGGTATGGAGTTTAGAAGTCATAAGTTTGATTTCATATTTGCACCTAAAAACCCATCAGATGTCAAGACTGTAACTGATATTATAGAATCTTTCCGTGTTTCTATGCTCCCAGGTAGGGATGGTGATAACTGGTTAACTATACCTGATTACTTTAGAGTAGAAATAGTAAGACTTGTGACTTCAGAAGAAGAGGAGACTTTATATCCATCAAAGGGCTCTGGTAATAAAGGTGTTTTACAAAAAATTATGACATTCCCTGCAAAGATGGTTTTGTCTAATATGGACGTTGATTTATCTCCATATGGTCCGTATGCATCCCTTAAGACAAATGACCCTAAGAATGACACATATGACTTTGGTCCTGTAGCATACAACCTAAGTCTTTCATTCAAAGAGACATCTCTTCTTACTCGCGAGAGTTATGGTTACAATACCAGAGGACAGAAAACAACTATGGATGTAACGAAACAATGAGTAATTATTTTTCATATCTACCTAATGTATATGTAAGGACGTCAACTTATCGTCAAAATAACGTTGACCCTCATATATTAACTAAGAATCTTTTTCGTAGAGTTAAGATACGAGAAGATGTAGAGGGTTTAGTTACTGGTTTTACTCAGTATACTATAGTTAATAATGAGAGACCTGATAACGTAAGTCAAAAGTTTTATGATGACCCACAGTATGATTGGGTTGTTATGATGACAAATAATATCGTTAACATATATGATGAGTGGCCTATGACTGAAGACGAATTATATAAGTATTGCGTTTCTAAATATACGTCACCAGAAGGAATACATCACCACGAGACTAAAACTATAAAAGACGGTAGAGGTAATATTGTATTAAAAGCAGGATTGACAATACCTTACAACTGGACATATAGACGTCCAGATGGCACAATGGTTGCAACTGCAGATTTGATTCACCCTATTACGAATTATGAGTATGAATCTGCTCAAAATGACTTTAAACGTAATATTTACATTTTACGCAAACCATACTTAGCAACATTCTTAGAGGAATTTCAGCAACTTGTCGAATATGATGATTCTCGAGAAGTTGACCCTAATACTGGTTTCAAGAAAACTACGGATGCTATCAAAGAAAACTTTATACCTGTCAAACCTACATATTCCACGAATATTGGTCAAACCTCTTCAGTTGACTTTGCAGTCCAACAAGACTTTGGAAATATTACAGTTGATACCTCAGGTGCAACGATTGACGAAGGACAGCAACTTGCTGACGGTAGCACAACAGTAACTACAAGTACATCAACAAACGCTGCCTCCACATCGACTAATACAGCGATTACGGAAACAGCGTCTAATACAGAGGATACATCTTCATCCTCATCATCATCTTCCAGTAGCAGTAGCAGTGGAAGTAGTGGTTCTAGCGGTGGTTATGGCGGTTACTAGATTTACTCTCAATATCCATCCTTATCCATCTTGGTAAGTAGAATATAATAAATGAAAACACCCAGAAAGCGATTACAAAGTATAAATGCACTAATCTGTCGGAGTTTACTATTAATCCTAGTGTTACGAGACCTATCCAAGTATAGTCCAGAGTGCCATGAAGACGATACCATAGATTCTCACCTAATTTTTTAATTACCTTCTTTCTTAGATTATCAAAGAAAGGAGATACATGTCTCATCATAACAAAACCCTCATTTAATACCATAAGGGTGAATCCAATCCAAAAAATCATATTCCGTTCCAGAAGTTATCTGTTGGTGTTGCCATATTCCTTGATATAAAATATAGACCTACATTACATAGAAACCAGTAAATATTGGTTACCCATGCTTGTCTCCAACAGTATTTTCTATTGGTTTGCACAATGTATTGATTTCTTTCATTCATTGATGCATCAACAGATAAGGGTCTAACCTTTAATATCTGCTCTAGTATCAGTGAAATTACAAAACCAATAGCAAAGATATAAAACAACAGGTTTAAAAACCCTGCTGCTGTGAATAAGAATGATAGCATTAATACCTCTCAGGAATTTTACCGTAGTCTGGTTTATGGTCTTTAAACTTATCATGATTACCGTCCCCAGGCATCTTGCCATAGGCAACATATTCTATTGCTTGCATTGACCCTTCTAAACGTTTTAGGTCATTTTCGTTTTTAACATATTCTTCATACCACCCTTTTAACTCATCTTGTCTAGCAACGAGTTGCATTGTGCGTTTTGTAAAACGCTGAATTAGTTGCTCGTAGTTTTCTACAGGTTTAGTCACGTTGTCTCCAATCATCAGGTTTGTCTCGGTTGAACCAATCATTAATATCATCGGCACTGTCGAACCCAGTCTTATGGTCAGATGGGTCGGGTTCGCCTAACCCCATCCTATAAAGAAAATCGTCCGTCCCTCCCTTCGGCATGTCGGGATTTGCTGCTCGTAGTCGTGCTTGTTTCAACCATGTGGCAGCAGTGGTGTTAGATTTTGCTAGTTTTTGTGCCCATATCATTTCTGTTAACTCTACGTCTTTTCCTTCGACAATAAGTTTGCAGACTTTATCAAGTCTCAAGCGATATTGGGTTGATAGCATTTTAACTCTATTTTAGTTTTGCATTCAATTCGCTAACTTTTTCATATTCTGCTTTTGCAGCGTCTGAGCGAGTTTTTAGAATTTCCTGTATATCTCCTAAAATGACGTCAACTTCAACATACTCATCAAAGTACTTATCTAGTGCTTCTTTGAGATAGCGTTGTCTATGCCATTCTTGGGAATAAGGTTTATAGTGTGTCATGATAATTTATATGAAAAACCCTAGAGGGCGATTTTTACCCCGAGTTTTTTTTCGACCTTTCTGTGAACTGAAAGTGAAATAATATATGGGTCAACGTGGGTATGGTCTACCACAAGGTTGGGTAGTAATACGTCCACGATGTTCATAGTGTCCTTCTATATAGTGACCTCTAGATAACCAGTATCCAGGTACCCATATCTTTTCTGTTACGATTACCTCTTCCATACACCGTCTAGGTGGATAGCGATGAGGATAATGGTAATGTGTACGCTCATAATGATAATGGTCGCCATACTCGACAAATGGCTCCCAGAATTCCTTCCAAGTAAGAGCCTCTGCTGCGGGTGCAACAGTTAAAGATGCGAGTAAAGCAACCAGTATTTTCATTAGTCGTTTTCAGCTAGTGATGCGAAGTAATCAAGGTCAGGACTACTAGAATTCTGACTTAACTCTTTAACTTTATCACCAAATCCACTAGGTGTGGAAGGTTGTGTGACAGTTTCTTCTGCGTACACTGCTTCTGTTTCTTCACCGTCAAATGAGCGGACTGTAGGACGAGCAGACTTATTCAACACAGTGTTGAGTCTCTCTTCTAGTTGCTCATATGATTTAAAGTTGGCAGGGTCAGTAAACTCCTTTAGAGAGTGTTGTGACTTCCAAATTTCTTCTAACTTAGCGTCATCAAATCCCCCTAGAGGAGAAGTTGGTGCGAAGTCAGACTTATCATAATTCCAATACCCACCGATGGTTTGTATCTTGATACGGAAGTCCGCACCTTTCCACATATCAAATGGGTTGATAGGTTCTTCATCCTCGAATTGAGGTTGCATAGAACTCACAATCTTATCATGAATCTTCTTGCCATACTTGTATAGGAAGACCTTTCCTTCATTATCTGGGTTGAGTTGGTCTTTAACAACATAGATGTTGCTGTAGTAGGAGAGTTTCCTCTTCTGTTTACGAGCAGTCTCTTTGTCTTGGTCTAGACCAGAATTCCAAAGGGTGCGATTCAATTCACCAACAGGGTCTTTTTGTCCCAATGTAGTGAGTGAATTCTCAATATACCAACCGCCTGCACCTTGGAATGCGTGACTCCAAACTTGTGCCCATGGTAGGTCTTCACCATCTGGCTCAGGAAGGAATCGGATTATTGCATATCCATTTCCAGACTTATCGACCCCAGGTTTCCAGAGTCTCTCATCAGGTCCTGCGCCCTTAGGTTTAGACATCTGCTCAATCTGTTTGGTAAGCTTATCAAAGCTACCAGACTTCTTCTTAAGTGATGCGAATGACATTTGTATTTCTCCGTTGTGGTTTTGTTTTTTTGTATTTGCCACCGTATTATGATGACATATTATTTAGGACTTGTCAAGTCCCTGTTTAGACTTGTTGTATATTATTACCTTATCTCCGTCATGAGTAAAAAACAATTCATCGTCTGCATCCCATAGCAACTCCTCAAACAGGTCATTAAGTCTCTCTGCATCCTCATAGAGTTGATTAGGATTCGGCATCTTGTATCTCCTTCTTCCAAGAACGTAATTTGTCTTCCATCTGTTGTAGTATTAACATGAGGTTTAATCCTCCAGAATACTGTGCAGATAAAGTATCTATCTTTTCTTTTACAAAGGTTGCTTCCTCATCGTTTTCATCTCCTGATATATTATGTGACGCAAGAGCAAGACGTGAATAAAATACTTTCTGTTTAGCAATCAACTCAAGTGTTTTATTAATGTGGTCAAGTCTTTCAGAAGGAGAAAACTCTGCCAATCCTGAGGATATTTTTAGTAGTTGTGTGTATGTTTCCTGTATGTCAGTCAACTCTTTTTGGACTACATCAGATTCAAAGAAACTTTCTTCGGAATTCATAGGTTTAAAACTGCTTTACTTGTACGTTTAATATAATTTAGTCTTGCAGCATCCCACTGTATCTTATCCTTTAAAGGTTTAGAAATTAATTTCTTTACTGTGGTGACATCTATCTCTAACTCATCACATACAGATGTGACTGCTTCAATGTAATTGACAAGACCGTTACTGTCTTTAACGAGGTTTTCAACAAGGGATGTAAACTTTCCTTGAGTCATAAATTTTTCTTCAATTTCCTTCATTTATTTAAACCCTCTGTGTAATAGCGGTAGTCTTTTATCCATTCAATGAGGGTGTTGATGTAAGGAACTTTATCATACTTCTCAACCACTTGTGTTTGCCCATCTTCGGCAACAGATATGGTGACAAGTTTGTCGACTTCTACCCCAGTCAATTCATAATACATGTATGCATACGCTGCTTCTTGCACAAAGTATTTGTCTAGGTATTTTTCTTTCTTAAGTGTGCCTGTAGTTTTAAAGTCAATTACAGCCAACTCATTATCAAACTCAGCAATGCAATCGACACGGCCAGCGAGATATAAATTCCTAGAATAAAGAGGGGCTTCAAGAACATGAATATTAGAAATCCGATTAAGAGTCTCACGACTAGCCCCAAAAAGGTACTTGGGAAGACCCTTGCTCTCCTTAATTTTCTCAGGTTCATTTCTTAAATAATATTCTACAATGGAATGATACTTCGTGCCTCGCCATGCTGCAGCACGTCTTATCTTCTCCGCTTCAGTATAACCTATTCTGTTTTCCCAGTCAAGTATTCCTTGCTTAGATTGGTGTCCTACAACAGTAGTAACACTAGGTACCCACACGTCATCTAGTTTATAGAAACGTCCATGAGTTAGAGTCTGACTTTGTAAGTCCTCTAATTCAAGAGGAGTGCCCACATAATTAAACATTAATTTAATCCCATATTAATTTTACTGATAAGATACTCCTTAACGAGACCAGACCTAACGATGTCATCAATACCAAACTCGGTGCAAGTAAAGGAAGGCATTGTCTGTATGATTTTAAGGAAGTCTAGGACTCCATTCTTTTCATTACTCTTTGCTAAATCAGATTGTGCGTAGTCTCCTGAGAAAATAATCTTAGCATTCTGACCCACACGAGTTATTATACTATCTAATTCATGAAAATTCAAGTTACTGAATTCATCTACAATAATCACACAGTTATCTAATGTAGTACCACGTATGAATGACGTTGACCAAAAAGAAATAGTCTCTTGATTCCTGAGGTTAGCATAGAGTGATTCAAATGCATTGTCATCAGGCATTTCAAACATATACTTTACCATATTCTTATAAGGAATCTGATACAGTAATGACTTATCATCATGGTCACCTGGGAGGAAACCAATCTCTCTGGTAGGCACAAGAGACCTGACCATATAAACTTTTTCATATGGTGACTCTGGAGCTAGCACTTCTTGCAATGCTAGGAAGATACTAATGAATGTTTTACCAGTACCTGCTGCACCATGTAGCACAAGGTTTTGTCCTTGAGCATAAGCATCAAAGACTAACTTTTGATTAGGTGTGAGTGGCTCAATAGTTTTGAGATGCTCGAGGTTAATTGGTTTACGTCTCTTCATCTGCTTAACAGAGTAGTGGTCGTACTTTCCGTTACCGTTACCGTTTTTCTTTTTGACAGGCATAATTTAGGTATAGCGACTCAAGTTCGCTCGTGGATGGTCTGATTGAATTTTCTGCATCACTTCTTTGAATCCATCAGTCTGTTTGGGGTCACCGTAGGTAACACCACCAGTCCCTGCAGACCAGTCTTTATCCCAGTCTGGATTCTCTTTCCTCCACTCGTCATACTTTTTCATAGACAGGTTGAGTTCTTGTTTCTCTCCTGTTTTAGTATTTATTACGGGATATGTAGGCATTTCTAAAGTCCTCTATTGTATTTGACATTTGTCGATAACCTGTACCAACATAGATTTGTCCTGCTACTACAGATACAGTAGCGACACCCCAGAAAATATAATACCATCTAGATTTAATTTGGTATCTTTTCTTGAGGGTTTTAGTTCCTAATTCAGTCATCGTGGTCGTCCCAAGGATCTGCTAACCCTTCGTTTGCAAAGAATGCTTTGTAAACTCCATAGAATATAAACAACACAACAATAACTGCAATAGAAATTGGTGCTGTAATATTTGGGTCGTAGTTAGCATGTGGTATCATAATATTTTTAGACAGGGTTGTAAGTCATTCCAGTATTCATCGTTGTCATTGCAGTTACAATCTTTATCTTCAGCACACCACCCCATTGCCTTAGCAACGATTGGAAACTGACAGATAAGATGCTCTCTGCATAGATTAGCGATGTCCATGTGTTCTTTCTGCGTGCCATTTGCTGACCGCAATTCGATGTAGTGTAACCAACTACGGACACTACCACTCATGTAAATTCTGGTTGGAGTTGCTAAAGGCAAGACCATTCTAGCACACTCTTTAGCAATTCCTTCATCTAGCATTTCACCATAGATGTGTTGTGCTTGAAAGAAATGCTCCTCTATCTTAGCATCAAATTTTGCTTTTACAATAGGGTCAATGTCATCGATACTATTCTGTCTATTTTTAGTATCTTGACGACGCAAATCAGGGACAGGAATATCACCTAGCATTCCTGCATCAGCATAGCGTTGAGAAAACTCTTGGAATGTAAAACTTCTGTGTCTTAATACTTGTGCTGCGATAGCACGTGTAGTATTAATCTCAAGTGTCATAAATGCTTGCTCAAATACAGACCAATGGTTGTGCTTGATGCAATAACTTAAGAGACCTTCAACAGATGGGTTAGATTGATTGTTAGGGTTACTTACACGAGCAACATAACCCATAGTTTTTTCTGCGTCAGGTGTCACAGAAACTAAACATACTTTAGTCATGCTTAAATAAAATTCTTGCGATTGCGTAGATTCCAACTGCACCAAAATAACTTATGGTTGCAATTCCGAAAGATGGTAGTGTAATATTCCAGAGTAACATTAATAGGAATGGTTTAACAGTAAAGTCTGCGATAGCTTTAAGTGTTTGCTCTCCTAACTTTATGTTACGCTCCTTCTCTTCTTCCTTTTCAGTAAGAATTTTCTGGTCTTCTATCTCTTGTTGTGCCTTCTTACGAGGGTCAAAGAATACTTCCACTATTTTCTTTTCTTTTTCTTGTCCACTTTTTCGTTGGGGTCTTGCCATATCTTTGGATTAATTTTTCCTGCTGCCTGTGTAATCTTCTTCAATCCTTTTCCATACTTATCATAGTAAGCATCGAATATCTCAGATTGTTTATTACCCATAACGATATCATACTTAGTATGCTCATCAGGTGCAACATATTCTACAAGGTATGCAGTATAAGGAAGTTTAGGGTCTTGTGCTGCCTCAATAAGACAGTCACTTGCTAACACTTTCACTATGGTCTGCCTCTGTTACCCCATTTGATTTGTGGAAATGCTTCTTCCACAACCGCTTGGGTAATACGATACTTCTTGTGAAGTTTTTTATTAATGGCAGCAACAACTATCTCTGCTTCATCAGCATGTAGTCCTTCTAATAAAGCGATAAACATAGTTTCTATCTTCAAGGCAGGCAGATTGTCTGCTCCACCTTTGAAGTAATAGTATAACTTCTTTCCTTCTTTCTCAAGAAGAGTGTGCTCAGTCCCCTTTGGGGCTTCATTAGGTTTATAAGGCACATCTCCTGCAGGAATACGTGACACTAAAGTCTCGTCAAAATTCATGATAAACATTGAGCGTAGAGTTTGTGTACTGTTATCCTGTAGGATTTTTATTTTTTGTGCTTTAGTCTTTGCATTGTGTGCTTTGCGAAGCACTTCAGAAATCATCAGTTTCATTGTAAAAATCTAATTAAGATTCTTCTTCATCCTCTAGTGTAGCATCTTCATCCGTAAAACGCAAGTACAATAATTCAGATGGGTCTGCGTATCCATCTTCGCCTTGCATCTCAGGGTGAATAGCAACAGCAGCATAGTCTGCTTTCTCTACCCACTCATCATAAATCCCCTTAAGATTCCAAGATATTATGGCTCCTAAGAGGAATGCTCCGATGGTTAGGAAGAATGCCATGTATAAAAATTCTATTTCCTGCATGGGCTACTCCTGAGTATGTACTTTTATTTAGTAACCTTTTTTCTCCCAGGTTTTCGCTCGGCATGGTATGTCCAAGCATCATTCAAGATTGAATAAAGATAATCCTTTATCTTTCTTGCTTTGGGTTTAGGGATGTGTCCATATGACTCTTTAAGTTGAGAGTCACCACCCTTAATGTAACCTTCCAACTCTAACACAGCGTTACTAACTTCTGCTGCTACAGTTGATTCAATGAAGGCATTGACTTCTCTTCGTGTCCACTTTTCTGCTTTCAAATAAGGATACATTTTGAAGAGAAACTTTCCGTTGACCATTGCCTCATCGAGTGCTCGGTCAACTAGGGTATACAATTCTTCAGTATTCTTTTGCATTATAGGTAGGTGTTTTCTCGTAGGTATTTTACAGTTTCAGTGCAACCTCCCATCTTATGTCCAGAGATAATAACTTGGGGGAAAGTTGACCCTCTACCAAACTCATTATAAAACTGCTCTCTGGTGAAGTTTGTGTTGAGCTTATACTCAGCATACACCCAACCCTTTGATTTGTAAACCTCTTT